ATACGCAACATGTACAAACCTTTCTGAAACCGAGTTCCGTTCCACTTGAATTCAAACTCAATGTCAGCTCTATAGGCTAACACTCCTTTCAATTTATTCAGATTGCGCGGCTTTGACACCAGGGTGGATGGAAAACTCCAACTACTCAGTGTAGACCCCGCAGTGTCTGATGTTTGAAAAGTGCCTGTAGCGATAACAGTTGGTTTCTCCAAGAAGGCGACAAGGGTATCTGTACCGTCCACATGTGTGGACTCATATATAGATGAAATCATAGAGACCGGATCAGTAGGCTGACCTTCAACTCTTGTTTCATCAACAAAAGTGGTGTTCTGTTCTTTGGTAACATTGATTATTGGATCAGAAAAATTTGATTGTTTAGACTCAGCGAGTGGTATATTCGTCCATGCTGCAACTCATAGGCATGGGTATAGTGAGTTACTCTGGATATTGCAGGATTGCTGCGTGGCATCTTGAGTAGTAAGGCTAAATAGCCAACCACTTCATGGGCGCGAACAGTTCACAAATTTTGACTCACATTTGACTTTTGAAAACTGACAAGCAAGACCCCATCACCCATTATCGTAGGGAAACGCTGGTTAGTACAACCAAGAAAATACCAACTTTCGTATGGAAACGCCAAATTTATGTGTCGATGGAAGACATGCAACAAGAAAGTTTAAAAGAAATCAAGATTTTGCCTATCCTCGTAAACACTCTTTAGCATATCAATCCTCTTCATATATTTCGGGTACCACCCATACTCTTCGTACATCTTAACGTACTTAGGAATCCAGTGGTCCCACATCTCATCACTGTGACGACACAATTCACGGGTCATGGTGTCAACATTGAGAAGAGCTTGAACAATGTTAGCTCCTCCCTTCTTTCCATCTCGAGTTGTCCACAACCCGATGTCAAGCATCGATGAAGGTTCAAGGCACATCAACCATCTCCCGAGTAAAGGCTCAAAACGAGGTCTCCTCTTGAGAAATGTGATGTTTTCGATAGACCTTAACCCATCATTGATACCATCCTTAGCGTCGTTTGTGTAAACATGGCCGAAATCTGCATAGCCATCCCTCATGACTTCTTCCGACACAAATTGTTTCCACGCAGGAGAAACCGTGATCCAGTTATCATCTCCAAGGTAATTTGCCTTGACATTCTTATTGTACTGGTCATGCCAATCTCCACTCGGGAAGTCCATTTTCTTCCACACTGAATACCTTGAATAAGATGGGTTCAAAAGTGAATTGTAGACACTTGTGTGTGGGTCGCCAGAGCTGAGGCTTCCCTCCCACATGTCTATCAAATTTCCTCTTGTGTGGAATTGCATGTAGTATGATTTTGAAAAAGTTTCTGCCATACGATAATGGGTAGGATCCATGCATCCCCACGAAACCAAAGCTGCATTGATTTCTTCTCCTATCATAACCAAAGCTTCAGGAGTCTGTCTGGCATCATTGGCACTAAGATCTCCTGCGAGATGAAGATCCTCACCTGATGCCATTGCAAGATGCTGTCTAATGACAATGTCTGCATCTACCCCAAGCATGTTGTCTCCAATAGAAATACCATTATTTAAATGGTTTTCTGCCATCCACGCCATGAAATTCCCATAGAGAATTCTAGCAACGAGGGTTCTTGAAGTTGGGCAACTAGAAATGATTCTTCCTTTCCCTTTGGCAACCTTCTCTGCTGGGAGAAGCTCACTCTTGACAATGTCGGTAAACATATCAAGAGGAACTTCACCCCTCAAGAGATGTTCAAGGTTTTTACCAACAAGGTCCATCATTTCTTGAGCGCGAGGACCGTACCTAAAAACGCCATCTTCAAAAGAGCCTAGAAGTTCTTTCTTAGAAACGGGTTTTGAGAGATTGTACGGGGCTCCAGGCGAAGTTGACAACGGAATACTCCTAAAGTAGGTGTTCTCTTGTCCAACAATCGCTTCTAGGTAGCTCATTGTCCCGCTTTTGGGGGGGTTCTGTGCAGACTCTCTCATGGCTCGAAGAGTTTCCCTCACGCAAACCCTCAACCTGTCCAAATCTTGAGGTTCAGGTTTGAACAAAGGGCAATATTTACTGCGAGCCATATCATAGACTGCAGGATCTGAAATGTCTACCGGAGCTTTGTGTGGTTGTTTTGCTGGATTTTCGCTAGGTACCAAGATGTCAGCGATGCGAGAGGAAAAATCATGTGGATTCGGGGTGGTACCAATGACCACCCTTTTCCCGTCAGAACGTGGCGGTGCTTCATACCCACTCAATCTCCTCCTCATTTCCAACATTTCGTATCTTGAAATTGCACAAAAATACGTGGCTCCCATTCCTTCTTCTCCAGACTGTAAAATTCCACAGATCTTTCCTTGGGCGGGACCAGCAGATGCTACAAAACACGCCGAACCACAATCACCTCCTCTTGAGTCCATCTCATGGACACTCCAAAGGAGAGATCTGTACGCGCCTTCTACGGTGCGACCAGCAATTATGGTTCCTCTACTTGTTGCAAGGCCTTTTCCAAAGATACAACTTGATAATGCGATGTATTTTCCTGAGTCCTGGGCTAGGCCTTCAAGAAACCCGTCTGGTACCCAGTGAGCTTCAATATCCTTGCACTATGGCATTGAGGGAAGACGCATCCAAAACGTATCAAATTGCTCAAGGGAAA